ATTGAGTCCATATAATCTTTGGCATTTCTTTGGAGTCTTTCAGGAGTCTCACGAGTGTTTTCACTCATCCAAGTTTTAATATTATTAAGGATTGAATAAAGTGACGGCTCAGAGTCCATCACCAAACTCTCTAAGAAACCTTTTTTGTTTTTAAACGCCAAGAGTAATTTGTTAGTTACTAAACCTAATAACATTTTATTTTTTGCCAGACCTTTCTCTTTATCTAATCTAAAAAGAAAATTAACAACTTCTTTTGTTGTTAAATCATGTTTTGCAAAGTCAGCCGAGTCAACTGTAGAAATCAAAAGAATGTCTGAACTTGGGAACAATTCTTTTGGTGAGATAATCTGAGAAATTGTTTCAACATTTGAACGAGCTTGTCTGAATGATTTTGAAGCATCCTTTTCAGCACCAACTTGAGTATCGTGGTGGTCTGTGTGAATGACAAACATCGGTTTACCGTGAGCAAAGTCTACTAACACAGGCATCACATCACCACTAGCATCAGGTTTCTTTACCGCAAACTCTTTCTCACCATATTGGATAACCTCAGAATCCACAACATCAATACCATTGTCTTCAAGGTATTTCTTCATCGCAATTGCTGTGGTAACACCATCTAAATCTTGGTGAAAATATATTTTAGCCTTTGGGTATCTTTTCGCCAAAGCTTTAATATCACGTAAACCTGATTCTTTGATAATCTTTTTCATTAGTCCCAACCAAAGTAATGTACAATTTTATCAAATAAATCGCCATAATCAGAAACACATTGTTTAAATATTAATTTATCCTTATCAGGCATCGCATCCATGGTATCTTCTCCCCAAACACCATCAACAGGATAAACATTAATCATTGATTGGTATTTGGCAACTGCCTGAGCACTTTTTGATTTTGGATAGTTACCGATTGAACCGTCAATTTTTAATGGTTGACCGGCATCATCTTTAACACCTTTTTTATTTAAGAAACATTGGATTGCACTATTGTAGTTGTATCTGTCAATAGTAGTCATACCACTATTCAAATCTTCTTTTAAATACTGTCTTGAAGTCGCACCAATGTGCATTCCAAGAATTCTATTTTTTTCTTCTTCAGTTATTACAAACTTTTTCATATTAATATTTGAGAGTTAATAAATATTTTAATTTGTTAATTGATAACAACATTTCATCTCTAATATTCAATAAATCAGTATCCACTTTTGAATCTAAACCTTCAGTCATAGATAATAAAAATTCACAGATACCATCAATGAAATTTTGCATTGATAGTTTATCAATGTCTTGAAACATGATAGAAAATTCTTCAGGGAATTTTGGTCTTCCGTACTTTCCCATCATACCTTCAACGAAGTCGTCAATTAAATCACCTAATCTATCATATACCTTACCATATGCTTTATGTTTAGCGTCAAACGTAGTTTGCCAATGTAAAAATCTAAATTGATTTTGAACTTGGACTAATTTTAAAATATATTCTTCTTTCATTATACTGGACTCATTAATTTTGTTAATGCTGACGTAATCGGCGACATGGATATTTTTTCACCCACAGCAACTAAACTCTGTGGTGATACTTGAGTTGTTGTAGTTCCACCCAACTCAGTTTTTAAGGCTTCTTGACCCTCAGGAGTTGATTCATACTGTTTCATTGCCGCTAACATCTGTTCCTCACCCATCATACCTGAAAGTTCTTCAGGTCCAACAAAATTTCCAACACCCAATTTATCTAAAAACCCAAGATAGAATTTTGTTTGACCCATTAGTACTCTTGTTCTTAAAGAACTTTTCCCAAACAGGTCAGAAAATCTACCTAAACCAAGACCACCCCCATAAAGGAATCTTTGGAGGATATTTGGTTTACCTAATATTGCTGGGTCCATAAACTTTTCTCTTTTCAAAGCTGTTTCCAAACCTTGAACCAATTTCATTTGTTCTTGTGGTGTTTTATTTACCATTAAACGTCTAACACCCATGGACCTTCTTGACGCACTACTGAATAAGTTTACCCAACTTTGTAGAGTCTTTTTAAACCCTGATAATAATCCTCCCATATTTGGAATTTTATCAATTACTGTGTCAACTCTTGAAGTCCAATTTTGAGCGGTTTTAAATAATATGTTTGCAGGTCCTTCAACTTTTTCTAACATCTTAAGATTCTTGAGAGCCAATTCAGTATTACCAGCATTAATGGCTTTTTCAGCATTTCTAAGGTACTTAGTCCCTTGACTTCCGGCTTTCATGGTTCCTATAGCAGTTTTACCAACCACATCACCAATATATGGTACTGCGGATATTAAAGACAAAAACGCAAATAGGGTGTCACCTTGTTTATAATAAGAAATGGCATTTACAAAGTCAGTAATTCCTGTTGGGTCAACAATACCAACAACATCCAAAACAGTATTCAACCAATAAGCTTCATTAAGGTTTTGTTTCAACCCTTCAAGTTGATTTTCAGTTATCAAAATTTGACTCATGATTTTTTAAATAAAAATATCTACTTATAAATACTATGATACAACTTAATATAAAGGTTGGTGACACAATTTTGATAGGTAGATTCAAAAATAAAAAGGTGATAGTAAAAACTATCACCCTTGACCAACATGGTTTACCATTGGTAAACGGAAAACCAATTTGTAATTTTCGTTACTCAAAAGAGTAGAACAGTTGGATTAAACCACCTCAATTGGTTTTTCAGGAAATTCTATAACCTGTTGTCTTTTTTGTTGAACAAAAAACCCAACCCTTTCATTAGCCACTTTGGAGTAGTTAGAACTGATTTCAATACCAATCCAACGACGGTCTAAAGTCTCGGCAGCAACCATACTTGTACCTGAACCAGCAAACGGGTCAAGGACAATATCATTCTTATATGTGAGAATCTTAATTGCCTTGGTTGGGATATCCATTGAGAAGGTCGCCTTTGTCAATGAACGAGTATCGGCAAAATAATTCCACTGTCCAAATACCAAATCAATAAACTCACGTTTCTGTTGTTCGGTATACATCATCTTGGGTCTCATGTTACCGTCTTTACCTTCAACCTCACCCATCTCACCAACCCATTCAGGTTGTCCTTTAACAATCTTAATATGTTTCTTCTTATACGCCAAGATAACACATTCCTTTGGATTGTAGATGTAAGGTGCCGAGGGACTCATCCATGACCCCCAAGCTGTGGTACGACTTCTGTGTGGTGATTCTTCTTCAAGGTCCACAACTCCGAAGAACTTGTAACCAATCTGTTTCATAATTTGCCATACCTCACTCAACATGAAGATTCTTCCACCCTTGGCTTGTCGGTTAATCTCATACGGGATATTCAAAGCAATCCTGCCGTCATCTTTCAACACACGGTATGCTTGTTCCATCCAGGAATATGTAAATTTAACATATTCCTCCCAAACCATATCATCATCGTGAACATCATATTCAATCCCGACACCATATGGTGGTGATGTCACAATCAAATCTACAGACCCTTCTTCCATGGTCTTCATCACTTCAATACAATCTCCGTTTACTATTTTTCCTAAATAATTTTCTGTCATTTTAATATATTGTTACTTTGTGGTCTCTTACAATAATAGGATTTTCTGTTTCAAATTCCAACCATGCTTGACCACCGTCTAAGAATGTTTTTGTTTTAACCGATACCTGAAATTCAAGACACCTGATTGTAAGTTTTTTATCCTCGGATTGTATTACCCAACCGACTTCCATGGAACCTGTCGCAGCCAATCTGTACTTCATCACTCAATAACCAAACAACAATCTTCAATGGTAATTTTTTTAGCATTACAAGTAATATGACCTGTTTCTCTACCATCATCTCTATACCCGCTAGAAGAGTTTATCTGACACAGAAATTCTATTGAATCAACTTTTAAAAGTTGTTTATCAATAAACACTTTCCATGGTCTGTCTCCGTTTTTGTGGTTTGAATTATATCGTACCTCAACCAACATTTTCTAAATTATCAATCTTCCTTTGAAGATACCAAAGAGCTTTTTTTAAGTCTTGTAATTCTTTATCACTACCTTTCTTACCAGCCCTTGAGATATACTTCACCGTATTCCCAAGATGGAAGTCAAGTTCCCAAGCCTCAATTACTTTGATGGCCTCATACATATTATCCTCACCCCCATAATGAACCGGGTGGTTTACCATTTCATTTAATGACATATTAT